CGTCTACGGAGAAGAACTCTACAATACTTCCGTTAGGAAACCTATAGATGTTTTCGCTCATATTGTGGTTCGTCTTTTCGTAGATGTCTAAGTCTTTTAAGATTTCTAAGAAGTCACGCATAACAGTTGCACGTAATGCCGGGAAAGTCTTACGAATGATACTAACTACTTTGTTAGGATTTTGCAAACAATAAACGATTATCATTTGACAAAGCGAATAAGTCTTACTTGAACGAGAACCCCCTTCATTAATAACAAAACGCACTCTCTTTTCTTGTAGTGCGCTCCAATTTTTCTCGAATATGATTGTACTATTTATTTCCATTTGCTACGTTAAAAGCGTGTAGTAACATCTGAAGCTGTCGCATATCCATAATTACGGAAGTTCGATTTATAGTGACGCGCTCACCTTTCTTCTTTAGAATGTACGCTTCTACTACTTGACACATTTCGTCAACTTGTCGTATTGTCACCTTTGATTATGTTTATCTTAATTTCGTTTATCTCTTTGCCGTTTGTAGTGACGTCAGAGTTTTCTTTTAAGCCGTTTAACCTTGCGACTATGTTATTGTTATACTGTCCAACTATCGCTCCTTCTATTTGGTCGTTTCGTATTTCTTCCTTAATGCGCGTAACGATGGTTGCAAACTCCGAATAACTATCCCTGACATTATTCCAATAATTGTTAATATCGCATTTATTTTTATTGCAGTAGGTTTTAAAGCCGTCTATTGTTAATGGTGGTATGTGGTCTTCGTATACTACTCCTTTTACTGTTGCTTTTGGTATCCGTCTTATTCTACTTTTGCAGTCTTTTTGGTATTCTTCAAATAGTTTATATAGTTCTTCGGGACTATTTATGTTTCGGGGTTTTCCTACTTTAGCCATTTTTTACGTGTTTAAAAAATTCGTCTTCTGATATTTCTTCTACGCAGAATAGGTTAGGTTGGTCACTTAGATATAATAGATAGTGGTGTCCGTCTTTTTGTAGCTTGTCGCATACGTATTGACAATAGTTCTGCACGTCAACACCGGTGTCTATTAAAAAGAACCTTAAATCTTCGTTTCTCATCCTTGACCTCTATTTAGTTTTATATATCTTTTACTTGTTTTTAGCTTTGAGCTTTTTGAGTGTTGCTTAGGTCTTTTTTTTCGTGTTTTCCTAAGATGTGCCGTTACGTTAGTTTGCTTTTTCATTTCTTATCTGTTCAAGTTTACGTTGCGCCCATTCTATTCCTTCGTCACCTCCCCAAGCTAACCACATTAAACGACCGCATCCATCGCCTAATTCTTTGTCGGAGTTTTGTCTATGTCTTTCAAAGGCTGCCATTCTCGCAATAGTGTCCTCAGAAATAGCTTCTCCGTTTGCTAATTGGTTAGCTCTCATTTTACCTACAGGAGTACCGCAATCACCCCATCCGTTTTCTTCTGCCCATCTTAACGCTATTTTTGCATTTTCAGTAGCTTGTTTAGGATAGTCGTTATAAGTTTCTGCGTATGCGTCTAAGAATTTACTCATTGATGTCATTCTATCGGTAGTCCAAACTGAATTACATACGGCATATCTTTGACTTGCATCCGGGAAAGTATTTACAGACTCAGGGTCTGCCATACATCTTTCCATAAACTCTTTACGTGATTCGTCACTTTTTGGTCTTGGCATTTCTTCTTCGTGTTTTTATAGGTTTAACTTCTTCTACAGGCGTTTCTTGTTCTATGCCTACATATTTTATCGTAGCATCTTCGAAAAGATAACCAAGTCCAATAGAAGCGTAATAAGAATATTTAGTAGGGTCTATTTTAGCTACTATTATTTTGCGGTTTCCTAAAATTCCGTCTTTTTGTACAATAGTTTTGTCGATGTACTCTAATTTAATCCTCTTCATATTTCTCTAATTCTAATGCTAATTTAAACAAACACCACAACACTATAAATAATCCTCCAAAAACACGGAATAACTCCAAATAATTAAGCATTAAAGCAAATCCTCCAAATACAGCAGTAAAAAAAGAAAGTGTTGCAAGTAAATTAGCGTGTGTCATAACTATATTGAATTTGTTTTATGCCTTGTTTTATATCTTTGATTAAAAAATGCGCTGCGGTCATTGATATATTGAAGTATTGACTTAGTTCCTTCTGAGTAGTTAAGCCTTTGTCGTAATATGCTTCGAAGATAATTTGTTTAATTCTATCGTTAATTCCGTTCCTATACATTTCTATGATAGACTTTTTACGGATATACTGCTCTTCTAATTGAATTTTCCATTCTAAATCCGTGTTTTCGCAGTCTTGTTGTTTACCTTCTTCGATTGCCGTTACCCTATCGTCGTTATTACTTTGACTTGTAGACCATAAAACCTGACATTTAATAGTATTTAGAAGATATGATTTAACCTTTTCCTCACAAGTTGTATCGTCGTTTATGCTTATAACGTGTAAATAAGAATTGTTTATAACAGTATCTGCGTCTATTCGACTATTCATTCTTACAAGGAAATAGTTTGTGTACCTTCTTACCTCGTCGTAATTACTTTGTATATACTTGTCAAGAACGGCTTTCATACCAAGTTCTGAAATCGGTATACCATACTCTACGTCTTACCGATTGACAAAAACACTCCTTGTCTTTTATTCCGGTTATTCTTTCTTTAAGGTTACGTAGTTTAATAAGATTCGTCTTTGCGTATCTTTTTGACTCATCGAGTGCGTGAATCTCGTTTATTAATGCCGTGTCAGCGTTTGTAAACATTCCGATATGATATAAGCTGTTAATGATACGATACAAGCGTAGAATAGATTTTGTGTAGCTATTAGCGTAGTCCAAAACGATACACATTTCCAACATCCAAATGCACTATGCAAATACATCGTTAAAGGTGTAATGGGTAAACGCTCAAAAGACTTGTCAATAAGAACTTGAATAGGCTCAAATGCCGTAAACCACCAACTTAATGCTAATAAACTAATCAATTCCACGACGTAAATATAATCATATTTTTTAAATACAAAAAAAACCCACTATAAAAGTGGGCTTCGTCCTTCTTGGTAATATTGCCGACATACATACTTGTCTATCTTTTGTAAGGTGGATAAACTTACGTCTTTTCCTTCTAAGAATTTGTCTAAGTTGTACTGGTGGAACTTTTCACCTTTTAACTTTATTTCTTGTACTATTTGGTTTCGTGTTTTTCTACGCAGTAACTCCTGAAGTAACCTCCGTAGAGTGTAATCATCGATGTACATAACTAAAAGGGTAAATCATTCTTAGGTGTTACTTGTTCGGGTTTAATCCATTTACCTTGCGGTTGTTCTTCCGTCTTTTTGTAAGGCTCTGAAATCTTTACCGAAAAGTAAGTAGTTCCTTTTGCGCTTTGCTTAACCCATAACGCTATTTCTTTGTCTTGACCATCTACGTTAATAGTACCTTTGTAGTCAGGGTGCGTGTCCGCTTTTTTCTCATTTTTGAAGATTGCTCCTCCGTTTACTTTTGTTTCCATTTTTTATTTATTTATTTGTTTTACTTTTTCTAAATATAGAACTGCGTCCATAAGTTCTTCCTGTAGGTGTTTAAGCCATTCTAATTGACTTAATTCGTTTTCTTGTAGCGTAGTTCCGTATTTCTTTATCCCGCGCTGTGAACGTAGTCTAAATTCGTTTATTACTGACTCTACTATTTCGTCTTTTTGCATCTTATTCTGATTTAAAGGTTATTTATTTCGTGTTTTACTTCAATTAAATACTGGTGTGCTAAACTGCCTTCATTGATATATAAACCATTTCTAAAGTCTAACATTTCATTAACTGCAATCAATGCACATCCTTTTGATTCTTCAATATCTAATCTTTCATTTGTAACATCAAAGAATATTTGCTTTTGAAATTTATCTACTAACTCTTTTGCTTTTTCTTTTGGTGTCATCTTATTCTGATTTAAAGGTTAATTATTTCTTGTTTTACTTCTTGCCAATAAGAAAACCTATTTGCAAAGTCTGTTTCTATTAGTTCTTCAATTATTTCATCAACTGCAATTAACGCACATTGTTTAGCTACTTCTTCCAATACTTCATCTGTAATTGAAAAATTTGACATTTCAATAAACATTTTATCAACTAACTCTATTGCTTTCTCTTTTGGTGTCATTCTATTCTGATTTAAAGGTTTCGTTGTAGTACTTTTCAAATTCAAATAATTCTCCATTAAAACCATCTTGAAAAGCTGCTTTATAAATTAAAATCATTTGCTCCTTCTCCATTGCTTTGGCTTGTTTAAACCATTCTTGTATTTTATCATAACTACATAAGTCAGGATAATTTAACCAAGTATCCTGCAACCATTCTACTGCTGTCTGTTTCATATCGTATTAAATAAGTTGTTATAGTAATCTCGTGCTAACTCTATCTTTTCTTGTATTTGCCATATTACTGTTTCGTCACGCTCTACTTTAAATACTTTGATTCGTCTTT